AAGACTAAATAAACAAGTACATTTTTTTGCTAGGTGTTTATTAAATGGTATGGAAGGTTACAGAGTAGAAAAAGAATTTAATTCTAATGGTAGTGAAGGAACTATAAGTAAGTGGAACAATCTTAAGAAAATACCTCTAGATGATGAAGGATCTTGGATGATATTAGCTAGAATAAATGATGTTAAGAAAGAACTACAGGATGAAGCTAGAAATATGGGTATATACTTTCAGGACATGCGAGGTACTAGATCTTTTGATCCTAACCAATGGAAAGCCATACAAGATTGGGAAAAGATTTGCGAAGGTGGTAGCATAACAAGAGAAGATGCAGGGAACATGTACAATTTTCTTTTAAACATAGATCACGGCTACCGATCAACGGACAGCAAGAAATGGAGCTTTGCTCATCCGAATCAAGTATTTAATTTTGAACAACTGCACCTGCAGGGAGGAATGGTCGAAGAAAAGAAACCTTGGACAGAAGCGTTTCAACGTAAGTTTAAAGAAAAAGAAAAATTATATTTTATGAAGTTAATTGAGAATGGTTTTAATTTAGACGAAAAGGCAAAGATAGTTATTGATACCATACACCAGGTTAAAGGTGGAGAAGCAGATAATGTTATACTATCTTCTAAATGTAACTTCCCATCACATTATGAAAGAAAGAGTTTAGCAGACAAGGTTAAAGAATTAAGGGTATGGTATGTAGGAGCAACTAGAGCAAAGAAGAACTTACATCTATTAGGCACTTTCCACAGATATCATTTTCCCTTGAGTAAATATTATAAATTGTATAAAAGTAATTATGTCACCGTATAAAAAACAAATTCAAGGCAGTCATTATCAAAAATTTAAAATACAACCTTCAAAGTTTATTAATGATAATAGATTACTTGCAGCAGAAGCTAATGTAATTAAATACGTTTGTAGACACCAAGATAAAGGCAAAGAAAATGATATTAAAAAAGCTATTCATTATTGTGAAATGATTTTAGCCAGGGACTATGGAATTAAATGAGTGGATGTAAGTGTATAGAATGCAACAGAAGAGACATTGCTTTTGATTGTCTTTATTATTGTAGGATTTGTTATTATAAATTATGCAAAAGAAAACATGTACTAAATGTAAAAGAATAGCAGTTGTCATTGATAGAGGCATTCCTCTATGTGGTGATTGTTATTGTAAACTAGAAAAAATAGGAAAATACGATGAAGACGAGAAGCAAGATATTAAAGATTACAGACAAGATAACCAGCTGGCACTTTAAAGTTTTTACTTACGTAGCTAAACGATCAAAGACCAGCGTGCTATTTACAATATTTTTATTGTTCTTAGCTTTATATGAAATCTTTGAGCACTTTGTAATCCCTGCGGGATTGATATGGTGGGGATTCTTTAAGTAATGACTCATCAATTAAATTTTATTTATAATGATTCTGATTGGGTTTGCCCTTCAGAATACCCTGACTTAAGAGAAGCTACTGAAGTAGCTATAGACTTAGAAACAAAAGATCCTGATTTAAAAACACACGGCTCAGGTTGGGCCACAGGCAAAGGCCACATCGTAGGTTTTGCCGTAGCAGCATTAGGTAAACAATGGTACTTCCCCATAGCACATGATGCAGGTGGTAATATGGATTTAGCTGTGACTACTGCTTGGATGGTAGATTTATTAAAAAGACCTAGCACAAAAATATTTCATAATGCTTCTTATGACGTGGGTTGGTTAAAAGTTAACGGCTTTGAGATAAGAGGAAAGATTGTAGATACAATGATAGCTGCAGCTCTAATCGATGAGAATAGATATAGTTTTAGTTTAAACGCTTGTGCTAAAGATTACCTTGGTGAAATTAAAAATGAAACATTCTTAAATGAGAAAGCTAAAGAGTGGGGTATCGATGCTAAACAAGATATGTGGAGAATGCCTGCAAGCTTTGTAGGTTTTTATGCTGAACAAGATGCTGCTCTTACTTTAAGACTTTGGCATCAATTTAAGCCAGAGATTATGAAACAATCCTTGAATGATGTATGGGAAATGGAAATGGAACTATTGCCTACGCTAATCAATATGAGACAACAAGGCATACGTATCAACGAACAACGGGCACATGATCTTAAAAAAGAATTTAGAAAAAAAGAATTTGCGTTATTAAAACAAATAAAAGATGAAACAACTATTGATGTAGATATTTGGGCTGCACGAAGTGTAGCACAAGTGTTTGACAGATTAGGAATAGAATATCCAAGAACTCCTAAGTCTGACGAGCCATCCTTTACACAAAACTGGTTAGCTAACTGTGAACATCCTATTGCTCAACTCATAAAAGAAACTAGAGAGATTAACAAATTTCATTCAACATTTATTGATTCTATAAATAGATATGTACACAAAGGACGTATTCATTCTGAGATTAATCAATTAAGATCAGATCAAGGTGGCACGGTATCAGGAAGATTATCCTATGCGAATCCTAACTTACAACAGATCCCTGCACGTAATAAAGAGTTTGGAAATAAAATTAGATCTTTGTTCTTACCTGAAGAAGGTAGACAGTGGGGTAGCTTTGACTATTCACAACAAGAACCAAGACTAGTTGCACATTACTCTGCATCCATTGGTGATCAAATCCAGGGAGCAGAAGAATTCATACAAGCTTACCAAGATGAATCAGCAGACTTCCATCAAATCGTTGCTGATATGGCAGGTATATCTAGAACACAGGCTAAGACAATTAACTTAGGTTTGTTTTATGGTATGGGTAAAGCAAAATTATCTAAGGAACTAGGAATATCTAAAGATGCTGCTGAAATGCTTTTAGCTAAATACAATACTAGAGTACCTTTCGTAAAGAAGTTAGCAGAAGCTACAACACAATCTGCTAGTAAGTTTGGTTTCATTAGAACTCTTAAAGGTAGAAAATGTAGATTTGATAAATGGGAACCAGCTACCTTTGGTATGAACCAAGCTATGAGTTATGAAGCTGCTAAAGCACAATATGGAAACAATATTAGGCGTGCCTTTACCTATAAAGCTTTGAATAGATTAATACAGGGCTCCGCAGCTGACCAAGTTAAACAAGCTATGATTGATTGTACGAAGGCAGGTTTTATGCCTATGTTACAAATACATGACGAACTTTGTTTTAGTATAAACGAAGAAAGTGATATAAGTAAAATAACAAATCTAATGGAAAATGCATTAGAAAATCTTAAAGTACCTTTTAAGGTTGATGTAGCCATTGGTAAAAGTTGGGGAGAGACAGATGATAAATAATGATGATTTAAATACAAGAAACACTAAACAATTTGTAGAATATGGTAAGGATACTTGCATGAGATGTAAGGGTCTTAGAGAGATTTGGGTGTACAAGGATACTGAAGAATCCACGATGCTTAAAGTAGACTGCCCAATGTGTAGCGAACAACGGCCACCGCAGGAACTGAGAAACCTAGGGTTGATTTAACACGCAAAAGTGGTATATAATCTCTTATGAAGCAATATCGCATACAAATTAGATCAGATGGTCTATATTACAATGGGATAGTAAATGCTGAAAATGATGCTGAGGCTCTTATTCAATTCAAGAATAAACTTGAGAATGGTGAGATCGAAGCTAAAGATGAAGGTTTCTATTTAAACAATAAAATCTTCATCACATATGAGGAGCTAAAAAATGGCACTACAGAAGTTGATATCGGAGAAACTTCAATTGGAGTCCAGATGGGCAACTCAGGCGTTACAACAGGGTAGAGTAACTCCTGATATGAAGTGGATTGATATCCAAATTAAAGAGCTCAAAACAAAAATCAACGAACAAAGCGTTGAGGATGCAAAAATGGGCTTATACGATATAGCTAGTTAAAAAAACACTAGCACATTTTCAAAAAGTAATTTATACTGTACGCTATCTATGTCTCATAAAGATGCCGAAGATTTAGCAGCGGAAATAGCTTGGATGCAAGACGATCCAAGTTTTCATCCTAAATGGAATCCTAAAGGTAAAAAAGAAAAAGTTGTTAAAGGAAGTGGTTGGATGGAATATTCTAATTACGCAAGGCACTATGTTAATGACACACCAACAGGACATGAAATAATTTTAGTATCTGAAGATGGAAGTACATTAAAAATAAATTGTAAATGGCCTAACAGAAAAAGAACTAAGGACGGTAGAGTGATTAAAAAAAATGAAATATCATAAAATATTGTTATTTGCAGATTCTTGTTGTTATTTTGAAGATATAGACTTAAATCACGATAAAATTTTAGAGGATTTAAAAAAAGTAAAATATCAACATATGCCTATTGGAAAAGCAGGCAGTATTTATAATAAAGAATTTTCAGGTGTTTATAATTCATTTGATATAAAAAATGTTTTAAACGAAATCCAAGACAAGGAAAAAATTTTAACTGAATTTAATAAACTTTTAAATTTTGCTGTGAAAGAACATTTTCAATTCAATGTTAAATTTAAAATAAGTACAATTTGGTCAAATAAATGTTTGCCTCAATCTTCAGGAGAATTTCATAGACATACTAATTATTGGTTATCAGGAGTGTATTATCCTCACGGTATGGTTTTAGATAATTTTCATTTAGTTTTTGAAAAAATTTTTACAGATCCTTTCAGCATCGAAACAATAAATCATAATAATTTTAATTCAGAAACATTTAGTGTTTATGTAAAACGTGGAACTTTATTAATTTTTCCTGCTCATTATAGACATAAAGTTGGTTTTAATAATACTAAAAGTGATAGATATTCCATAGCTTTTAATGTATTACCAGAGGGCAAACTTTCAGAAATTAATAGTGTATGGCAATAAAAAAATTTATAGTGAGATTAAGAATGTGGTATGCAAAGGTGAGGGGACATCCAGGAAAAAGATGGAACTATGAACCAAGCAAACATTATATGAGAAAAAAACATTAAGACGACACAGCATAGTTAATGAAAGACACATTAATAATTTTTATTTTAGGACATTTACCTTTTGTATTAATAGTGAGCTCTTGTTTTATTGGTTGGGTCATGACTAAAATAAAACAATGTTTGAATTAATTGCAGGATATAAAGGTTTAGTTATTTCTTTGATACTATCTACTGGTGATATTTTAAAAGTTGAAACTCATAACTTAGATTGTGCTGTTTGGTGGGATAAACACGTTATTTCTCACGAAAGAAAATATCCTTTGCCTTGGCAAAATCATTTTTTTCATACTTATAATGGTGAAGTTGTTGTTGGCTACCATTGTAGCGATAAAGAGCCTACGTAGTCTCTTGAGATCTACAAGAAAAATTCATTAACATTCTTTTTTCATTTACATATTCTTCGCCTAATTCTCTTAAGGCAGTCATACCTTTAATAAAACCTGCGGTTGCACAGTCATAATGGCTATTATAGGTACCCATTTCCACAGGTTGTGTACATTGTGCCATAATTGCTGAGCATATTTGTATTGTTAAAAGAAATTTCATTAATCTCCCATTTTATCCTTGCATTTAATATCTAGTTTGGTATAAGCAAAAGAAATAAACAATAGGAGTATATCATGGATGATAAGAAAGCTAAAGGTAAAGGCAGCACCATCATTGCAGAAGTAAAGTTTGGTGAGAAAAAAGGAAAAGTACAAGTCATTGAACCTGATGAAAAAGCAATGTTGGTTGTCTTTAATGAAACGACAAACACAATGAAACTATTTTGGCAAGAAAAAGAAATAGGTACTGCATCATTTGCAACTGACTTAGATGGTGATCTAGCTTTTGGATATTTAGTGCAAGAGTGTAAGGAAAAAATAGAACAATGGGGAAGGACAGCATGGATCGGAAAGACAAATTAAATTTAAAATCAAGCTCTACAATGTTTAGAGAATGGGTTACGCAAATGGATAATGTTTTATCTAAAGTTGAAACTCATAAAATAGATGGCAGTTTGTTAACTAAAGAAGATAGTGCATTTCATAATGCACGAACTGTGTTAGCTGAGTGTGCAGTACAATGTAAAGCTGCCCCTGCGTATGTAATCAACGAATGGGTTGCATCTGATTTAATTGAAGACGAGATTGAATCACGAGATGCAGAAATGGAAAAAGATGAAAGATAAAATTACAAGTATGGTTTTATTAATCACTTTATTAATCTTACCACCTAAAATACTTTTAGGCTTGATTGCCTTTTTGTATTGGGTGGTTGTTTATTAGGAGAAAACAATGCAATTAAAAGAACAACGATCTTGGAAAGATAAAAGAATAGATGCAATTCATAGATTGTCACAACGTAAAGGTTGGACAAAATTTGATGATGCACATCCTTGTTTTGAAGAATGGCAAAGAGTCTTGAACTCAAAAGCTTTAAACAAGTTTGATTACAAAAAGAATTCCTTAAGGAATAACGTGAAGTAATGACACGTATTTTAAAGATCATTACACAACAAAAGGATAAAACATGAGCGTTTTACAAAACGTAGGCGATATCCAAGAAACCCGTAATTACGATATATTCAAACTCGTAAAGGGCAATCGAGAGATCAATCGTTCACATGTTAATCGTCTGAAGGAAAAAATAAGTAGGAGAGATTTAAAAGAAATCCCTATTACTTGTGGATCCGCAGATGCAAATGGTGTTTACCCCATCTTTGATGGACAACACCGATTTATGGCAAAGAAAGAATTGGGCAAACCGATTCGATTCATTGTCACGAAAAATATGAGAGCAGATGACATTAGTGAATTAAACACTGATACATCTAACTGGAACCAAAAGAACTTCTTGAAGAAGTGGGTTGATAAAGGTTTAAGTGATTACATTTACTTTAAAATCTTTATTGAAGAGTATGGCTTAGACAATAAATTTTCTGTAGCCATTACTTTACTCAATAATTCTTTCAGAAGGGAAAGAACCCAGGAAGAAGTATTCGTCAATGGTCTGTTCAAGGTCGTAGATAAAGAAGAATCTGAAAACACAATTCGATTCATTAACAGAGTGTTAACTGAAATTGATTCGAGCAAGTGTAAAAATAGTTTCTTCTACTATGCCATCTTACACGTAATCAATCACCCAGGGTTTGACCGTAACCACTTTATTAGAAAAGTTGAAAAGCTTTCTGCTAAATTTAAAGGTGCTACGAATAGCCAAGAATGGGTAGATATTATGGATAAGGTCTATAACAAACATAATCAGGGTATAAAGAAATTTAAACCGATTAGATTTAGAGACTTTAAGACAAATAGTTAAACAATGAGGGGCCCGCAAGGGCCCTTTGTAAACAAGGAGAAAGACAATGGATATAAATAAATGGAAAAGTGTAGCGGTTGACATAGATAATTACTACATCATAAAAGCAATGGGTCATCACGGACGTAGAAAGCCTGGAGCTCAAATCGCTAAATTAGTAGATTCAGAGATTGCTAAATTAGCTGTAAAGAATAAAAAGAATAGTACATCCTTTAGATCAGAACTGATCACACAAGGTAAATCCCTAGATAAAAAATAACTAGATATAGTGGTGAGACATAAAATTAATACTTGATTTTGTGTTTCACCGTGCTATAACTGATTTGTATTCCTCAAAACCCGATGAGAAGTAGGGGTTTCAAGCTACTTATCAATTCAGCAATAACGAACGACAATTTTATTAATTTTAATTAAGGAGATTGTTTATGACAGACGCGGTTAGAAAGCCTTTAAGTGAGGTGTTAGATCAGGCACTAGAAAAACTAGTGATGATTAGCCCTAATAAAAAAACATTTGATGAGCTGACTTCCGTTATGTTTCAACTTTATTGTGGAAATGATTTTGGGATGGGGAACGCGAGCGTGCAGTTTTTAGAAAAAACTGAACAATGCTGGAAGCAAGGACGTAAAAAAATCGCTTTGAGAAAAGGATTGTCCATTGTTCATAATGCATAGCCATCAGTATCTACATCCATGTCTTTTCCCTGATGGTTATGCAAATGACTGATTTATTTGATGATTTAACAGAGAATGTCCAGACTATGGATGGTCTGAAAAGAACTTATTTCATCGATTCCATATATAAAGATTTTGAACGATCTAAACGAGTCTCCGATACAACTATGGAGGGTTTTTATCGTGTCTTTCTCACCACACTTATTAAAGATTATGGGCACTGAGATTGCTGAGCAATTGTTAGACCCACATAGAACTGCTGAACAGAGACTATACCAAGCCGTGATCGTACAGGCCTTTGAAGATTGTTTGTACACGAATGGTGGTAAGAATGAATCTTATAATAAGCGAGAAGCACATGATTGGTTTTTAAGAAAGGATTCTGACTTTGAACAAGTTTGTTGGTTAGCAGGATTTGACCCTGATCATATTAACTACCAATATAGAAAATGCTTAAAAGAAAAGGTGATCTATTTTACCAGTGTTCAGTTGTATTGGATAGACTACAAGGAAGCTTATAAGGATTATAGAGAAGCTGAGAACAAGGAACAAAGATCTAGTGTAAGAGCTAGAATTACCGCAATTCGTAAAAATCTTAAAATATAGGCTTAGATACCCTAAAAGTATGTGGTTTAAACGCCATTAGAGAGCCGTAGGTGAGTGAATCGGTGTGGGGTAAGGGGTAGGACAGGGTAAGGCAGAATGGACAACGGATAACGGACAATTTTATGGGGGTCAGTATCCAATTCCTAGTCTCCCGTAACTTTCGTAAGCCACCCCCAATGTATGAAATAAAACACAACAAAGTTGTGCCCGAAGTATAGCGAGAATTATTTAGGTTGTAAAGTTTAAAAATAAAAAAATGCGGGTATAGGGTAATTAAGGGGGTAATGCTCTATGAGAAAGTAATCTAGTAGGAATGGGGTCTAAAATTTCTACTATATAGATTTTCTAGACCCCTTATCATGTTTTTTAACCCCCGCACATTAGGTGGGTCTGGTGGGTCTCAAGTACCTTTTTTGATTATTAATCAATAATAGCAACACTTTTAGACTTTTCTATGGTGGGTCTCAAGGTGGGTCTCAGGTGGGTCTCAGACCCACCACAATAGTCAATATTCCTTGCGGACAGGAAAATGCTGACCAAGGGTACACTTACAAAGGGTACAAAAATCTATATAATAAAAATTATGGTAGCTAAATACATAGGACAACAACTTTTAAAATTAGGTAAGAAAAGGGTCACTCCATATTTAAAAAGGCCAACTCCAGCTAGTAGAGAGGTTGGTGCTGGAAGTCCAGGGCCTGTACCTATGAGCAAACAATCTGAAATTAAGTCTACTTTGAGTGGTGGTGAATATAATCTACCTAGAAATAAAAACATCAAGGGCGTTAAGTTTGTTAATGATAAAACAGCTACACAAAGATTTCAGGATAATGTAAAAGATTTAATAGGTCTTGATAGTATATCTATTAAGATGCAACAGAAAAAAATGTTTAAACCAAAAAAGAAATTATTAGGTGGTCTATTAACTGCGGCAGGTAAACAAGCTGCTAAGAGTTATATCAAAAGTGGTGGTAGAAAAACTACTACGATTATGAAACAATTTGGTAGTACAAGAACTGAAGCTAAAACAGATGTGTTATCAGGTTTGAAAATGCATACTTCAGATCAGTATACTAAAAACTTATTTAACAAGAGCATGCAAAGATTAATTGATGCATATAGAAAAAAATGAAATCAGGAAAATATAAATATTTTGCGGGTGGGTTAATTGCTGGTAAATCAGGTGAATTACTAAAATTTATTCTTAAAACGCCAGGAGTGAAAAAAAATTTTAAAAAAATTAATGACATAGTAAAAGAAAAATACACTAGTGTTTCAGGATCGTTAGGTAAAACACCTCCTAAAGGTTTACAAAAACTTGATAAGCAAAGGGGTAAAGCAACTTTGATTATGGAAAAAATTAAAGAAGCAAATGCAAATCTAATGAAAGAAACAACAAAAGCTAAAGTAAAAGTTTTTGGAAAGTCAGCACCAAAAGGAACTGCAGAGAGAATGTTTGTAGCTAGATCCGCAAATCTTTATAAAAATTTAAATAGATACAAAAAATCTTTGAATCAAAAAGGATCTGCTCTTTTAGAGAGATATAAAAATAAATACAAAAATAATTAATATGAGTGGTGGTCTTAAAAAGAAAGAGTTAAGAACTGAAGATGACTTAACTTTAAAACAAAAGAAGTTTGTTGAGATACTTGTATCTAAGTGGGGTGAGATTACAAAAGCCGAAGCTCTTAAACAAGCTGGCTACGAGTGTAAAGAAGAAAAATATTATTCTGACATAGCTAGTAAATTAACTAGCAGAAAACATAGTCCACATGTCGTAAAATATTTAGATAAGAAATTAGAGAAAGCTGCTGCTGTTTACGAAAGAGATAGATTAAGAAGATATCGTAGATTAGAAAAGTACGCTGACAATGCATTTGCTGATAAGCAATATGCTGCCGCCATCAATGCTGAATTCAGATCAGGACAATTAGCTGGTCTTTATGTCGATAAGAAAGAAGTAACAGTATCAGGATTGGAGGGAATGTCACGTGCAGAACTTGAAAAGAAATTACAAGAACTCACAAACAAGATCGATGGATTCAACGCAAAGACCATCGAGGTTGAGCCAGAGACAGATAAACTTATTGAAGAATAAAGATTGGCATTCGTTCATTACAGTCTTTAACGAAGTTTTTAATCCTGGAATGTCAGTTAACTTAGGGAAGGTCAATGTCATCACGAAAAAGAAAATTAATAAACAAAAAAGCTAAAGTTGAGATAGAAAGGTATCCCTTAGTTGAAGTTGAATGGATAGATATCGTTTCGGATGCATCTTGGCAGTCATTAAAAGATTTAGAAAGAGCTCAGCCAGCGAAGGTAATCACCAAAGGTCATTTGTTTTCTGATGGTAAAGGTCTAGTAAAAGTCTTCTCTGATTATGGTTTGAATGAACACGACAAAACTAAAATAGATGAAGTTGGTAATACTACTGTTATTCCAAAAGCTTGTGTATTAAACATTAAAAAGGTATAAACCTACTTAATGAAAAAGAGGGAATCTTTACTATGGCAGAAGATAAATAAAGCACTGCCTAAAGCACATTTAACCCGCATAGAATCTAATACATTACAAGGAATTCCTGATATCAATGGCGTATGGTCAAGTAAGAGTTTTTGGATAGAACTTAAATCGGATAAATCAAGTTTTCCGAAGCTATCTAAATGGCAAGTTGCTTGGATAAACAAACATATTTACAGAGGTGGAACTGTTTTGATCTGCAATGAGACCCTCTTGGAGAGACGTCTGAAACTTTACAGACCGTTGTCCGCGATCACTGATCCTCGTTCCCTCGTTCCTGACTTCTCGTTCTCGTTTCCCGTACACTGGCCAACGTTCAGGGAGGCATGCTGGGATCTCCTGCAGCGTTGTCTTCCTTCAGAGGATCTCGCTCGTTTTGAAACAGAAGCGTGGGCACAGGATAACGGCAAGAAGAACTCCCTGGATGAGCTGGAATTGTCTCGTTCCTGATCTCGTCTCTCGTTCTCGTTCTTGTTCGTAGAACTTTACTCTTACGCTGGAGCTTCTGGGGTGACCATGCAGCTCCTTCTGTGGTATAGTTGTTCGGGGGTCAGTTTTTCCCTCATTGTTTACACTGAACCCCCAATCTCGTTTCTCGTTCTCGTTCATCTCTTTGTCCATTAGCCAAGAACACATGCCACTGCTGGTACGGCACCAGGAGGCTTCAGATGGCAACGAAAGGTATCAGATTGGCAACGAAAGGTTTTAGATGGTATCGAATGGTGTCAAAAGTTCTTACATCTTTCTCGTCTCGTTCTCGTTTCAGTCTTTGACCATTGTTCGGTAGAAAAGCATACTGCTTCCCCCTCCCAGAAGGGCGTGGTAGATCCTGCGATTTGACAAATTTAAATTATGTGATATAATGGGACACGATAAAACAAAACAAGAGGAGAAAGATATGGAAATAAAACATCCAAACTATTACAAAGAACTAAAAAGAAAAAGACAAGAAGAAGAACAATCTCGTTCTCGTTCAAAGGACGAACTTCAACGGACAGATGACACACAAGAAAACACAGGTGCGGAGAATTCTGATGCGTAAGTTCGTTTGGAAGAATTTTGAACTATGTGCGGTAGGAACTGCCTTGTCATTACTTTACCTGACGGGTGTGATTAGTTTCTAGGTGCGTCAATTTGTACACTAGCAATGTATCCCATCTGGTCTTATATAGAAAGCGTGGACTGCATTCAGGGCGTAACGCAGAACAAGCAAGTGGCTGTAGTAGTTCACAAGGTCAGGTTTCAAGCATTAGCTCTGGCTATAGAGATATAGTTATAAGATGTTGCTTAACCTGATCGGTTGACGCA